CGAGCTCCCTTTCGGAAGCCGCAAACCACTTAACCAAATGATTCACTTTATACCACTTTCATGGTTTATTTTATGGACTATAGACCGCCCAATATCTTTAATTCAAAGAACGTTTTCTTAATTGTTTTACAAAGATAAGTAAACTTTTTCAATTTTCCAAATCTTTTTTAAACTTTTTTTTTTCTTTATTTACAAAGGGAGAATTTGAACCTCAGACTTATAGTTATACATATGAACCACCAATCTTCTACCCTACAATATATTAGTTTAAAGAACTTTTAAAGTAATGTCCCACAAAGATAAAACTATTTTTTCAAATAATCAAATGTCTATGGGACATTTTTTTTTGAGACTCTCATCTCAATTGTTTCACAAAGTTAAAACAAAATTCTCATTTTGCCAAATATATATTGTGAAACGTTTTGGGGATGTCCGTCATTTCTCACGGAAACTATAAATATGCCCAACAATTTCAAAAGTACTATATTTATATATAAAAGTCAAATTTTTTCCAAAAAAAGTTCAAATTAACATATCTTCCACAATTATTTGTATTTATATGTATGGAAGTTAGAATCAACGACAATATTTTTAATGTTAAAACTTTGGTAGATAAAGAATCTCAATCTATTGGAATGATGGGTAGAACATTTGATAATACTTTTGACGGTCTATTATTTTTAATCGGTGGAGACAAACAATCTTTTTGGATGAAGAATTGTATAATTAACTTAGACATTATCATTATCCGTAATAACGTAATCGTTAATATACACCATGATTGTCCTCCATGTCGTGGAAATAAATGTCCTAGTTATGGTGGAAACGGAAATATTGTTTTGGAACTTGAAGGTGGAACCTGTGAATATTTGAATATTGAACCAGGTGATACCGTTGAATACTTACTTTGATTCTGCAATTTTTTCTTTAAGTTTTCTTTCAAACTCATTCGCAATCATCTTTGTAAACTTAACTGAAGGTGAATCATCTTTTTCAGAATCATACTTATATTGTCCTTGAGGTGGTCTTTTACCTCTACCTAAATAATTTAAACCAGAAATGTTTGTAATACATTTGTGTCCACCCGAATTTGATTGAATTAAATCCCAAGCGTTGATTCCAATTTTATCTAACATATCTTTATGCTCTTCAGTTAAATCTTTAAATGATGTTTCCATCATATTTTGAATATGGTCTAAAACTTTTTCACCACCTTCCATAGTTGTAAACTTATTACCATATAGTGCTTCAAAATCGTTAAATGTAAATCCAATACTTTCAGGACCTACAGAAGTTTCACTAACCCATTTAATAGTTGATAAAGGAATTGTTCTTTGTTTTAGTTGTCCCTCCCATTTTGATAATACTTCTTGAGCTATTTCACCAAGATTAACACCTTTAAGTTCTCTGTCTTTCTTAAAAGGATTACAAGACGCTTGAACTAATCCCATAGGCCAAGCCATAATTAAAAAGTCGGCGTCAGGATTATTTCTAAATGGTGTGTATCTATCATAAGAACCAGGTTTAAACATACTACCACCACCATATTGAAAAATAATACTATCACTAACTCTTGGAAAGTTTTTCATATTATCTTTATATCCCTCAGCATTTTTTTGTAATTCTTCTGGATTTGCGGCATTTGTTTTTTTCATCCAATTTTTAATGTTATTTAAAATAGACATTAAAGATGGTTCAGAATCCATAACCAATCCTTCTAAAAAACCTGGTTTGTTTTTAAACGCTAATAACAATTTATTAATAACCAATCCTAATAACATTTTGTTTTGTTGGAGTGGTTTTTCTTTATCCAAACGGTAAATATAATTAACAACTTCATCAGGTGTGATATTATATTTAGCGTAATCTGCTGAGTCAACAGTATTAATTAATAGGATATCTGAAGATGGAAACAAATCTTTTGGAGATACTACTTGAGATATTGTTTCTACATTTGAACGAGCCCCTCTAAATTGTGTTGATGTATTTTTTTCAACCCCAACTTGTTTATCGTGGTGGTCCGTATGAATTACAAACATTGGCTTACCGTGAGCAAAGTCCACAAGAACTGGCATCACATCTCCCTGTGCGTCGTTCTTTTTAACTGAGAATTCTTTGTCACCGTATTGGATTATGTGAGCCCCTACCACATCAATACCATTGTCTTCAAGGTATTTTTTCATTGCAACTGCGGTTGTCACTCCATCCAAATCTTGATGAAAGTATATTTCAGATTTTGGATATCTTTTAGCTAAATTGTTGATGTCTCGTAATCCTGTCTCTTTGAGTAAATTCTTCATATTTAATTAATCTCAAATTGAATTGATTTATGATATTTCCCATCTTCTTGTTTTGTGATTACTAATTTAACAATTTTAGTTAAATCTAATTCTGTTAATCTCATAACTTTTTGTTCCATGTTATGACTTTAACGTTAACAAATATTTTAATTGGTTAATTTTAGCCAACATTTCGTCTCTTAAATTTAATAAATCTGTATCGTATTTTGAATCTAATTGGTCTGTCATATCAACCAAAAACTCTGTTATACCATCTAAAAAATTTTGAATGTTAATTGTTTTAATATCCTGAAACATTATAGAAAACTCTGATTCAAATTCAGGTCTACCATATTTACCCATCATGGATTCAACAAAATTGTCCGTTAGGTCACCTAATAAATCATATATTTTACCATATGACCTATGTTTGGCATCACCAAATGTTTGCCAGTGTAAAAATCTAAATTGATTTTGTATTTGGACTAATTTTAATATTATTTCTTCTTTCATATATTCTTCTCTCATATTTTATAGATTAAATTGCCATTAAGGCGGCTTTACCAACATTTGAACGAAATATACCTGATAACCATCCTTGAATTGGGTCTCCAGTGGATGGGGTTAACATCCCCACACTTGGATTAGTAACGGTTGGTTGTGTTTGTCCCATACTTTGATTAGGAAGTGTTTCACCCATTTCTTGATTCCAAGTTTCTTGAGCTTCAGGTGTTTGAGAATACACATTCCATTGTTGCTCGGCGTTTGGCATTTTTTCTAATAATTCTTCAGGTCCAATAAAATTTCCAAAACCCATATAATCTAAAAACCCTAAATAAACTTTTGTTCTTTTCATTAATGACCTAGTTGCGGGATTACCACCAAAAATTCTTGGAACACCTGCCCATATTTTTTGACCTATAGATGCGTCAGATTTCATATATTTTAACCATGAATTTCTTACGTCTTTATTTCCCCTGAATAATTTACCTTGTTCTCTCTCAAGAGATTTCATTAATTTTTGTTTTTCTAATGACGATAATCCTTTTTCAACATTAATTATTTTACCTCCTTTAGTAATAGTTGATGGTAACTTAATCTCTTTACTTGCTTTAGTAAAAATACCAACAAATTCTTCAACCGCTCTTACTAATGGTCCACCAATTCCAGGTACTTTACCAACGGCAGCTTTTAATATTTGTAATAATTTACCACCCCAAGTAGGCGCACTCTCAACCATTTTAGCAATTGGTCCTCCAGCAACTTTAGCGGTTTTTGCAATTTTAACTGCGTCACCGGCAGCTACGGCTCCTCTAAATGCACTTGTAGCTTTACCACCAGCCTTTAGTACTCCAACAACAGGTTTGGCTAAAACGTCCCCTACATATGGAACAACCGAAATCCAAGATAATATAGCAAATAACTTATCACCTTGATTCCAATAACTAACTCCATTTACAAGGTCAATAGTCCCTGTTGGGTCAAAAATACCTGCAATATCACCAGCAGTATTATACCATTCAGACTCATTAAGAGATTCCGTATTTTTTAATGATTGATTTTTAGTAATTAAAGCAAGTTGTTTTTCAGTTATTAATATGTTAACCATTTTTTTATTTTATTAATAAATATCCATAAAACAAATAAAAAGGTCGTAATAACCTTTTTATTTGAATTCTATTTTAATTTGTTTTTTTCGGTCAACAAAGTCTTGTACTCTTTTTTGTGCAACTTTAGTATAATTTTCACTTAATTCTATACCTAACCATCTTCTATCTAATATTTCTGCCGCCACCAAACTAGTACCTGAACCCGCAAATGGGTCAAGAACTACATCGTTTTTGTAGGACAATATCTTAATCGCCTTTGTTGGTATGTCCATTGAGAAAGTTGCCTTGGTGAGTGATTTAGTATCTGCAAAGTAATTCCACTGACCAAATACAAGTTCCATAAACTCTTTCTTATCTTTTTCCTCATATACAATTTTTTTCTTTAATGTCCCGTCTTCCTGTTCAATCTCAGTTGGGACTCCTTTCCACTCTGGTTCACCTTTAACTTTTTTAATGTGTTGTTTTTTATATGCTAATATTACACATTCTTTTGGATTATAAATATATGGAGAACTGGGACTCATCCAAGAACCCCATGCGGTTGTCTTACTTCTGTGTGGAGAATCTTCTTCTAAATCCACAATTCCAAAGAATTTAAATCCAACCTCTTTCATTATTTGATAAAACTCTGAAACAAAAAATACTCTACCTCCTCTATCTTGAACATTCACTTCGTAGGGAATGTTAATTGAAACTCTACCGTCATCTTTAATCAATCGGTAAGTTTCTGTTAACCATTCTCTTGTCCAACTCCAATATTCATTCATAGGTAAGTCATCTATGTGGGTATCATATTTAATTCCACAATTATATGGTGGTGATGTCACAACCAAATCAATACACCCTTCAGATAATGTTTTCATTATCTCAATACAATCTCCATTTATTATTTTTCCTGTTTCCATAATTTTTAAATTCCTGCTGTTAAATGATAATTAAATCCTTTACTTGTTGTATCACCATATGATTTATAAATTTCATATGATTTTTCATCATATATAATTTCGTTTACTACTTCGACTCTACAACCAACATCATAGACTTTTAATCTTAATTTATCAATATCAAAATCTTCTTCAAGTGGTATATCATAAATTACTTGTTCACCTTTACAATAATTTTCAACAATTAAAAAAGCTTTATTACTACAATATTTTTCTTCGTAATCAATTTTTTCTATATCCAAAACTTCTGTTTCATAAACAACTTTTCCATCCTCATCTTCAACTCTTAAAATAAATGAATCCGCAAAAGGCCCCATAATAGATTCGTTTGGCGAATCAAAAAAACTTTCAACTTCTAATATTTCACATATATCGTCGCATTCCATCTCATCTAATTCTACCCCGTTATCACGAAAAGTTTCGTATTGTTTTGTGTTTAATTCAAATGGGTAAAGTTCAGCTCCTTTACCAGCTAAAATAATTTTGTAGTATTTCATATTATTATATCAATTAAAATATCCATTACTAACACAGTTGTTAACACTATTGCCACACCAATTAAAATTCCCATTACTATCATCATTTACGTATCAATTTTAAAATTAATACTACATTCAATAACAAACTTACATACACTAAACTACCTATCATATCTTATCTTTTTTTAATTAAACCATTTCTGTAATTATTTGAGCTAATTTATATCCCGCAAATGCTCCTCCCGCGGCCGAACCAGGGAGAACTATAAACTTACCTAAAATTGTGTCATATTTTTTTCTGTTGACAATATACGAAATTAAAACGTAATACAAAATATAATTTATTAAAACTAAAAAGTCCAATTCTTTTGCAACAAACACGACAATAGAATTACCTAAAAAACCCCACATAAAATTTATAAAAGTTTCTCGTAGTAATTCACTTGGTGTTGTGATTGCATCTAAAACTGAAATTTCTTTACTAAGTCCTGTTTTATTTTTCGATGTTTTCGATGTGGTGTTGGAGGTACCAAAGGGCTTTTCTGAGGTCTTCAAGTTCTGTATCTTTTCTTTTTTTTCCTGCACGACTAATATATTTTATTGCATTTCCTAAACTAAACCCTAAATCCCAAGCGTCAATAACTTTTATTGCTTCGTATTCATTATTTTTACCAAATTGGTAATGGTCAGGATGATTTACCATTTCTTTTTCTATGTTAACCTTAGACGAATTTACACACTGGCAATTACCATCTCCCCCATTTATTGGGTTACACGCACAATTATTTTTCATTTATCTTATTAGTTCTTGTTATTAATAAACTCTGGTTTAACATTTGCTTTAGACTCCATTATTTTTTCAGATAACTCTTCAGATAATTCATAATCATCATCATTTCGATATTCTTTCAACAAATCATCATTAGACATTGTTCCGTATTTTTCACTTAATTTATCGGTATCAATATCTTCATACATAATACTTAACGTTGATTCCAATTGTTTTGCAGACACTAATGATTCACAAATAACATTAAGTATTTTATATGGATTTGCATTTGACGCTGGTCGTCTATCCTCAACATATCCTTTCCATTCCTTTGCGGTTGACATAGGTACTCGGATAGAAGCTCCTC